TCTTCGCATCGACTTCGCCGGCCTCGATTGCGCCGGCCTGTTTCAACTCGATTTCTTTTAACGCCAACTCGCGCATTTTCAACTCTGTCTTAACTTGCGACTCTGCGGTTTGCGCCTGCGCCTTCGCCGCTTCGGCTTGCGCCGTTGCGCCGGCCGTTTGCTGATTGATCTGCAATTCCTGTTCTTTGCGATCCTGCTCGCGGCCGAGTGCTTGCGCCTGCGCTTGCGCCAGAATCAAATTCGGATCAGGCGGCGGCTCGGGCGGCATGTACTCGGGCGATTCGGGATCGGTAAAGAATGATCGAACGTCGCCGAGGCCGCTTGCGTTAATCAATTTTTCAAACGAATGATAAATTTTCGCCGGGTCTGCCATACCTTGTCCGGCCGCCTCTTTTTGCATCGTAATCATTTGCACGATCATGCCCATGAGTTGCGTTTTGGTGTTGAAACCGAGCCCAACTTCTACTGACATGTCGGTGCGGTCGCGCCAGCCCTGCGGATCAACGTCAATCCACTTGCCGCGTAGCTTGATTGTCTTTTCGATATCCCAATGCGAGCGCAACAGTTGATGCACTTTGAGCATGAGTTGCCGATAACCTGTTTCTGCGAAAATCCGCACGAGCATTTCAATGCGCTGACTGGCACGGTCAATCGCGTTACTAAACACTTCCTGCCGCACTTCCTGCAAATCGTTCGCGGCGACACCGGATTCCGGCGTGACACCGGTACGCGCCGCACGTTGCTCGGTGAAATGTTGAATCACTGGTAACAAGTCGCCGAGTATTGATTGTGTTTGCTCGGGAAAGACCGCCGCTTGCGCCGGCCCGCGTACTGGCACGTACTCGGCCTGCGTGTTGAGCAACGCTTCCATTGTCGAACCATCTTCGGTAAGCGAATCCTCGGAGAAATATTTTTTGCGGACGTTGATCTTGTAAATGTTGTCGAGCATTTGCCGCGTAAGAACTGACCCGAGCAATTGCAAATCCTTCATAATGTCGATGTAGCTCATGCCAGTGTGCTTGTGCTGCATGAGAATCGCCGACATTGCAATCATCGGTTGGTAATTGGTTTCTTCGTTTTCAAATACGCGGTCGCCAATCAACGTGACTTGCCGATGCTGCGCGGTGCCGACGCCGGTGTAATCAAACCACGCGTAGCACTCATGCACCCAATAGGTGCGCATACTCGGATCGTCCTCGTCCTCGGCATCCGGGTCCTCGTCCTCGTAGAACAACCGATTCGTGCGCTCGTCATTCCACTGGTAATCTTCGCCGAGCCCAATTTGATCGAGTTCTTCGCCGTCGAAACCTTCATTGATGAGTTGCGTGTACGTTTTGCGCACGCGATGGCAAACAAAATCTGCGTCATCGAGATTCAGAGTTGTGCAGTCATTATCGACTAGACATTCCTCGGGCGGTACGGGCTGAATGCGAAGCTCGGTAACTTGTTTGGTGGTGCGGATTTTCAGATCAAAAACTTCAATCGGCACAAAGCCCATATCCGGCTCGCCGCCCGGCGGCATTGGTTGCGGCGGTGGCGGTTGCGGTGGCCCCGGTGGCGGCCCGCCCATACCCGGCCCCTGCGGCATTGGCCCCGGCGGCGGCCCCTGCGGCCCCATCATCTGTGGTTCCATGCCCGGCGGCGGCGGTTGCGGTGGCGGCATCGGCATTGTTTCCGGCGCGATGGCCGGTATCTGCATCATCTTAGATCGTTGCTCGATGATCTCGACTTCGGGATCATTGAGCAACATCTGCACGCCTATTTCATTGACGCCGGTTACAACGCCAACGTCCGTGCGCGTAACTTCATCCATGTACGCCTTGATATACCCGTTCGGATACATCAGGCAATCCTTCATCCAGTGATGCAACGATAAAAAGCCGCCTTCGCCATTGTGATTTGCTCGCATCACAAAATAGTTGGCAATATCGGTTTCCTGCTTTGCTGCTTCCTCGTCATCCGGGCCGACAGGCTCGAAACTGACTACCTTATCGCCGGAAAGAAACACGCGCAGCACGGATGGCAATACCCACTCGACACACTCCAACACTTCGCGCGTGACAAACTTGGAGTAACCTTCGCGTTCGTCGCCGTACTCGTCGCCGATGTAGTAGTTGAAATTTTCCTGCCGAACGGATGACAGATCGCCATCCTCGTCATTCATCGCCTGCCAGATTTTGCGCCCGAGGAAACCGACAACTTGGTTCTCGGACATTTCCTGATTTTTTTCGCGCGATGAGTCTCGCGGATTAGCATCTGTGCGCCGGTGACGCCCGCCGCCTCGCCCTAATGACGATTGCGTGCCTCGATTTGCTGTACCGCCAGTTGTTCCCATAGCTTAAACCACGTGGTCGAGTGTCGGATTGGTTAGCGTGCCACGGCGAGATTGCGACTGAGCATACTTCCTGCCGCCTGTGCCGTCCATTCCGAACTGTGCTTGCTGGTCACGGAAACTATTCCCCGAGCCCCTATAGCCTTGTGCCGCCTGCCTGAACGCGTCCGCACCGTGGTTCGGCCAGCCCGGCGCAGGCGTTTTCCGGGCGATCTTGTTGAGATCATCCCAACCCCACTCGTAGGCCGCCAGCGCGCGTAATCCGAGTTCGCAACCTTCCTCGTCGAAACGGCATTTCGCGAACATGCGGCGCGTTAATTCAATCGCATCATTGAGTACCTTGCAGCGTTTCACAACGGTAATCGGGCTCACGCCGGCTTCGTTGAGAATAATTCGTCGCGAACGGTTGCCCACGGTTGATAAATCCGTAACCTCAACATCGTGCGGCAAGTAGTGCGTGCCGTAAAAAATGCCGAGTTCGTGTTTGATCTCGACTAGATCAGCGGCGTAGTCGGCCAACTCTTTGAGCCGGCCTTCCATGTAATAGATAAAATTAAACCACGGCCCATCTTCCTGCATAAACCAGATCGCCGTCGAGTCGTTGCGGCCCAAATCCCAAAACGTGTGAACCGGGCGGCCCTTCATAATCGGCAGTTTGCAAAGTCGTTTTTCTTCGCGTGCCTTGCGCAACACCGTGCCGTAAATTGCGACTTCGCTACTGCGCTCGAATGCTTCTGTCCATACCGACGGAAATTCCTGCCGCATCTTGTCGCCTTGCTCGGCGGCTTTTTTCACGTACCACGCTTTTTGCGCGTCATTCAAATCAATGTCGTGGTCGATGCGCAGCTTTTGAAAATAGATCGCCAGTTTTTCAGGAACTTCAACTTTCTCGTGCAGTACGTAATCCGGGTGACTCCACCACTCAAAAAAGAAAAACTTGTAATCCATCAACGTGAAATTAGTTTGTTCGTTTTTGACTGCTTGCGTCATGTCCTGCGAATTGCGGCACATGTCGTAAAATTCACCGAATGGCCCTTCGGCGGTTGATTCAATGAACACCATTTGACCGGGCGCAACTGTATTTAGCGTGCCGGTGATTACCTCGGCCGCCTTGTCGGGAAACTTAGCGCACATTTTCCCGAACTCGGATACGTGTATGTACTGATACGTTCCCGAGCGCATCGATGTACCGACGCGGATCATCGAGCCGTTTGAAAATTTCAACGAGCGTGCGGTATCCGACGTTGCCTTGCGCATCTTGCGCAAATCCTCGGGCAAGTTGTCGTAGGCAAATTTTATCTTGTCAGCGAAAAATGCTTCGGCATCTTCTTTGTTGTGCGCCACAACGCCGGCGTTCTGGTTATCGTTGAACAGGCAACGGTCAAGCATGAAAATCTGAATGATCGTTGTCATGCCAAGCTGGCGCGCTTTCAATATGCAATTCAGGTAGTGCATATTTTTATAAAGTTCGTACTGCGCCCAATTCGGTTTGAGCGTGATTACATTGCCGGCTTTGTCTTTTATCTTGTACAGGTTATTCAACCGCCACCACGGATCGGACAGTCGGCGATGTTGCAGCGGGTCACTCATTGATCGGTTTCGGCAGTCCCTTGTCCCTGTTGGCTGCCGCCTTCAATAGCTCGGCGAGATCGCCGGTAACGTCAAGATCAATTTCTTTGCGCTCGCCGTAGATACGTGGCACGAGTCGCGCGGCGTACCACTTGCGAACATCGATGCGCACACGACTGCGTTGTATCGCTTCGTTGTCGGGTATGTCCTCGATCCACTCACCGTCTTTGTCGTACTTCGGTTTCCAATCCTTGCTCGTGTCATCGGCGATTGTGAAAATTTCGTCGATGCGTATCTCCGCTTGCACGCGGCGGGCGAAGTAATACATTTCGCGGAAATCGGCAAGCCGGGGATCGGCCAGCCAACGGGTGATCGAGCGAAGCGACGGCATACGGTTATCTTCGCAAATTTCTTTTAACGATTCGCCGCCCATCAACCGTTCGCAAATTATGCGCGCGAGCGAGTCGG